TCAGAAATTCCAACTACTGTTCGTATAAGATTCAAGTTTAAATTTAACATAATCTTTTTTTTATTATTGTGGCGGGTTTAGTGCATCTTGTTCAACAAAACTTATCCAAGATTCAAGTCCCGAGACATTTTTTATGAATTGGTTTCTTATAACTCCCTCATATTCTGCTGGGGGTCCAGGATAATACATAGCTAATTGATCTGGTCCTGCTACAAAAGTGAATTGACCAGAAGCATCTACCCAGGTGTTATCCCCGTTTGGGGTATACCCTGCACCACTGAAGTAATCGTTTATTTCTTGCTGGGTCATAATTCTTGTTTTAGTATAGTGCGTAAGCTGTGCCTGCAGAAACTGAAGTCACATTGCTAACTCTGATTGGCTGGTAACCAGCAGGAAGTGAAACAGTCAATGTCTGTCCACCTGCAGTAGTCATAGCCACATCAGCTGCATCAGTCAAAAGCAATGAATAATTTCCTACCCCTGCCAAAGTTCCAGAAGTTGCTCCTGGTGTGATGACTTGGATATTCTGAGAACTTGCATACTGAAGGGCTTGAGCCATCGCTTGTGTATAGCTAACCGAGTTCCAAGTTTCTAATGAGTCTGGTGAAGTTATCATATTTGTTTTTTTATTTTAATCGAATATTTTTGGGTCGTAATCTACAATAGGTAAGTCTTTAACCCATTCTTGTCCGGGCATATCCGAGATCTGTATTTGTTCTTCAGTAGCGATATAGTTATCGCTTAAGTCTCTGTCGAATATCCAATAAATACCTCTTGCCCAATAGCAGAGTTTACCCCCTAAAAGGTCTGCTTGTTCTTGTGTAAGTATTGCTCCTCTTTTCATTTTAGTATACAATTTTTAAGTCTCCCCCTGATGTTTTATAGACCTGACCAGCGGTCAGTCCGGCTGTTACTGCTGCTGCCTGGTCGGCTGCTGTAACTGGGGCATCTATATAGAGATTATTTACGTGAGCGTAACGATCTGCTACAGTGGTTAAGCAATCGCCTACCGCAATTGCACAGCTGTGAAGAACTGTATTTCTAACCCCGTATGCCATACCCCATTGGGGAGCACACATTACATTGTTATTCCCATAAGATACGTTGAACTGACCGGTGAGGTGGCAGTTAGCGACACCGAAAGTGTATGCCCATCCAGAAGAACTTGTAGAACAGTTATACCCACCAAACATTACATCATCATTGGCATAAGATTTATTCCAAGTACCATACATCAGATATGCTTTACAGTTAGTGTTATCTGTTCCTATAACTATAGAGTAATTTCTATAGTTACAGTTACTTGTTCCTATAGTTACCGAAGTGTTGTAAGGGGTATTGTTAACCACCTCGTTCGTAGAAATGTTGCCTCTACCAATGAGTATACCAGCACCTACTCTACAGTGTGTGTTATCAGAACCTATCGTAACTGATCCATATACGCTTTGGTTCCAGGCGTCGCATTGGTCTACTGTATTATCACCGATATTGATAGCAGGAACTGCTGTAGTTGTGTTATCTGTTATAGAGTTAGTTCCGATAACTATATCTTTAGCAGCATTTGTTGATTGTCCACTACCAATAGCAATAGCACAAGCACTATTAGCAAAGGCTAAATCACCGATAGCTACAGATTTCGCTTCTGTTGTACAAGCGCTATTACCAATTGCTACCGATTCAGCTGCCAAGCCTTTAGCATTAGGACCTACTGCTGTAGCTCTATTAGAGTTTGTACATGCTTCTAAACCTATAGCTACCTGTCCATCAGCTCTACTTGTTTGTTTGGCACCAAAACCAATTGCCAAAGAGTAATTACCAAGAGACTGTGTTGTTCTACCTATAGCAATATTGTCTATTCTGTCTTCATCTGTTTTGGCTGAGGTTCCTATTGCTATATTATTATTTCCAGCAATGGTAGAATCACTACCTGACGATTTTCCTATTGCTATTTCCCCAGAATGTAAAGCTTTAGCTCCAAAACCAATACCGATGGCTTCTGTGCATGCTTCAGCATTATTCCCTAAAGCAATAGCACATGCTCCCGAAGCGGTGTTTGAAGTACCTATAGAGATTGCACCAGTTCCCCCTGTATCTACACACGAAGATTTTCCCAAAGCAATAGAATTTTCCGGAAATGCATACGTCTCCCACCCAATTCCTATAGCACAATGCGCATGTGCAGCTGATCTACCAATAGAAATGCTATAATCACATTCTGCATAAGCTGATCTACCAATTGCAATAGTTTGGTGTCCAATGGCATACGCGTTATCTCCCAGAGCTATAGCATAGTCTGCATTGGCCCTTGCTCTTTGCAAAGTTAAATCAGATGCCGATTGCATGGAAAAGGTTCCACTTCCACTAACTAATCCAGCAGATCCTTCAGGCCCTGTAGGACCCTGAGCCCCCGTAGGACCAGTGGCACCGTCAACACCTGATGTTCCGTTTGTTCCATCGTTTCCGTTGTAAGCTACCTGAGTTACATTCACCCAAGCAGATGCTGAGTCTGGAATACCAACACCAGTTCTTGCTTGAAGGGTAACATCCGTGCTGGTTGTTTGCCAGTAAACCTCTACGGTATCGTTGTCGTTTAGTGCCTGACCTACAAATTCAAAACTTACCAATCTATCCGTTGGAACACCCGCTGACTTGCGTGCTGCAATTGACATGGTGTGTGCGGAGTTTGCAAAGTCTGAACCGTTATACTTAAGCCAGAAGGTAATATCCTGTGCACTTCCGTCAAGGTTGGAGGCGAGAGCGTTAACTACCGTTTTGTAGTAGCCTGCTTTAGAGATAGTAACTGTTCCCGCTGATTGGGTAACCCCATTATTGATAGAGGTAGAATTAAGAGTTACTTTAGTTGGAGTGCTTACACCACCAGCAGTTTGATCTGCTGTGCTATAGAAAGAACCGAAATATCCAGTAGCACCACCAGCACCAGCAGGGCCCATAGCACCTGTTGCACCAGCAGGACCGTCAAGTCCCGATGTACCTGATGAACCCGATGTACCTGAGGTTCCAGAACTGCCTTTCAAAGCTTCAACTGAACCATTGTCTTTGGTAACATAGAAGTTGTCGTCTGTCTTAGCCCATAATGTTGAGTATCCACTTGGTGGAGTGGAAGGTCCGGTGGCGGACTGTAGCATTCTTATACTTGCGTTACTCATAGTAGTTAATTTCTTATTTAAATATGTTAAACCCTTACTTTTCCGGGTTTTTGTTTTGCAATTCCTTTTTTATCTTTATCCCCGTAAGTACTATCATCAAAAGTGTAAGCGTTATCTTTAAAAACATATCTATACTTAGGGATGTTATCCCCAAAACCATAAGATTAGCGGGGATAAGCTTTTCTTGTGCTACTACAGCACCTAGGCTGGCTAAAAGTTTAGTAATCATTGCTGTGAATTCGGTAGATTATCTTGGTAAGCCCAATATTCCTTGCTTCCGTATGGGTAGCCTTTTAGGTATATTGAGTTGTACCAAGGTGTACGTTTATCAGGAGCAATTGTCCTGTCATCGTTGTAGTTCGGGTTGGTGTATTCTGGTAGATCACCAAGTTTAGAGAACTGTGAACAATAATCTCTCATTCTTACCAACCAATATTCTCCCATATCCTCATTGCGACCTACCATATACTTAATGGTGTCAAGATCTAGTGGTTGGGAATTTTCATTACTAAACTGTAGTGCCCCTTTGGTTGTTAACTTATAAGAAACTGTTAAGAAGGCTTCTGCAGTAGCAAAGTATATGATAGACTGTTGTAGTTCGTTATCCAACAGGTTTTTGTACACAGAATTTGCAGAATCGGTAATGGTTCCATTTATAATTAGGTTTTCAATCTTGTCATAAAGATCTGAACCAAGCACACCTAAACACTTAGTGCGTTGCACTTTCAAAATTGCATTACGTAGAAACGCTGTGTCTACATTTTCCAGAATGTCTGAATTCTGCTTAAGCTTAGCCTCGGATATAAAAAGTACCTGGTTCATTACTGTGGATTATTTTCTGCGTCTATATTGGTTTCTGTTATAGAATCTTGGTCTCCTATTGGTCCGTAACCAATAAGATCACGCATTTCGTCTTGTGTTAAAATGTCTTTCATAATAGACTCAGAGAATGCGTAGTTGATCGGAGGTAAGTTTTCGAATGTAGGTTGGAAGTCTAATTTCAGCAATCTTTGTAAGGTTTCTCCAAACATTTCTTGTGTTGGATTAATCTCAGTATTCATCATTAACTCGTAAGCTTCGATCAATTCTGTCCTGCCACCCAATGCTCCGGGTGTAGCAACACCAAATAGGATTGGATTCGTTGCCTGGTGCCCAACTAGAATCTGATTTCGTACAATCTCCATGAAATCATTATACTTGGTATCAGAATCGTTAGAAGCAATGGGCTCTAGTTGTACACCGTTATCCCCGTTTGAAAAAATCAAAAACATCTCTCCGGAATTTGTACTTCCTGCGTATTGTCTTTTAAGTTGTCCGTAGATGTAGTCTCTTTCTTCTTGGGTTTCAGGCATGTCGTTGATAATGATAGACATACTTGGAGCAAAGCCGTTACGAACAGAATTAAGCTTCCAGTTGCTTAGCTCATAATCGAGAGAAATATAGTTAATTGCTCCCCAATAAACGGGTTTGGAATAATAGTTAAATCCAGAGGAGTAAGGATGGTATACAAAAATCTGGGAACCTTCTGGTTTACGTGGATCATAAGCATCTAGTTCAACAATTTTATTTTCGTGTTTTCTGGTGTTGTTCCAGTCGTTAGAAAAGTACCATTTGTCAATTTTACCGAACTCGTTTTTCTTACCAGCACGTAACTTAGACATATCCACGTGCTCTGCATGTGATATAGCTTCTCCGTCGTTAGACCAAACCACGTTCATAGCCCACATATTGTAAAGCCAGTAATCGTCTATAATTGCTCTAAGGGTTTCTTCTTGTCCAAGATGGAATTGTTCAATTCTTTGCCCTTCTTCTAAACCCATACCGTAAGTGTATAGGTTTTTCTTCTGCAATACAGCGTTGTGTACTGCTGAGTTGTCTCTAAGAGTAATTAGAAAATCCGGCATTTTATTGTCAGATCCCCATGAAATGTATTTTCTTCCAACAACTTGGAATTCCTTCCATTCTGGAATGTTAAGTTCCTCCTTGCTGAAGGAATATATTGTTTTCTTTAAGTCGTTACTCATCGTATACGTAATATGTTGGTCCTTGTTCGTAGGTGTAAACTGTGTTATATATCGCCCCATCTACTCTTGCCTTTCCGACCCAGATACTTTGCGGGGATGGGAACGCAGCTTCGAATATCGCCTCGGCATTTACAGTGAATTCTGCATCCAATTCGAAAGGATCACAATCGAAGTAAGTGAGAACATCTACAGATTCTGGTGTAGACACTATACAGTCTGCGGTTGCACCAACCCCTTCTAAAATTTCTGCCTTATAACCACCACGTTCAAGAGTGCTAGGATCTATAGTAAAGGTATAATAGTCTGAAGATGTGGATGTATTGGTAAGACTGAAGTTATCAACAGAAAAATCATCCAGTTTAGTTAGTCTTAGGGACAAATTAGGGTTATCCCGGGTCTCTTTATCCCTTAAAACTATGCTAAAGGTCCCTGAACTCTGGGTGTTATCGAAGACAATCATACAACTAAATATGTTTTATTGGTGTATTTCTATACAAATAAAAAAAACCCACCACCCGAAGGTAGTGAGTTCTTAGTTAATCGGTTTAGGATACTGTTGAATTGATCAAGTCAGTCCATCCAGTTGATGCTACGAAAGCAGCGTCAAGTGTCAATGGAGGATCTTGCTCAACTCCACGGAATTCGAGAGATGCTCCGTTTCTGTCACCAGAAGCGACGCCTGAACCACCTTCTCCACCGTTGATATCTAAACCACCGGATTCTCCTAAGTATACATACTCACCAGTCTTAAGCTTAACCACTGCTACGAGGTTATTTTCAGACAAAGTTTTAATAACGTATCTTAGAGTTGGGTTATAGTCGGTAAAGACTACGGTAAGAAGGGTCTCATAGAATAGAGATCCGTTTTGAATGTTTGCATTCGGTGTTGCGGTAAAGCTTGAGGTCTCTTGGATCTGATTAAATGCGAAAAAACAGCCCGTTGAACCCGCCGTCATTGAGTTGATAGCTTCGTCGGAAGTACCAGCTCCGGTAACGCCTACAGCAGTGATATTTTCAGAATTAGAAAACCATACAGTTTCCACTCCTCCTATAATTTTGCACGCTGCCGCTGCGTTACGACCTGTGGTTAAATTGCTACATGCCATGTTTTTAGTTTTTTAATTTTTTTAAATAGTCCCCCAGTATTACCGGGGGACCTAAATTGCTTTACTTCTTATGCTTAGAAGTTTGTTACTGCGTAAAGACCGAACAAGTGAGCAGCCCCCATTTTGTAACGGGAGATGAAGCGTACTTCGTCGTTATCTCTTGAGTAGAAAATCTCGAAAGTTGAGTAGTCAGACATAAGGTCTGTTCCCCAGTAGATGTAACGGGTATCAACCAAAGCAACACAGTCGTTAGAGTTAACCGCGTCGTTGTGAGCGCTAGATCCTTGTAGACCGTAAGTTCTTACGATTCTAACGTTAGATGAAGGGAAGAAGAATTCTCCGTTAACCAAGCTGTCTGGTGCAACGTGGAAGTAGTTACCTGCGAACAGAGCGTCAACCAAAACTTGGTAGAAAGCAGGAGACATGAACATAACTCTAGAGTCAGAGTCAAGTACGTCAGCGTCTTGAGCAGCGATCATTTCTTGTACAGAAGCGATGATGTTAGAAGAGTTCCAATCTGATGCTCCAGTAGCAGCAGTTACTCTTGTAACGTCGTCAGCCAAGTCAACGATCAAACCGTCAACTAGAGCGTTGTTGCCAGTTCCGTTAGCAACATCACCTTGCCAGTATTGCTTAGCGATGATCTTAGAAAGAGCTTTCGCTTTTTCTTCCGACAAATATTGTTCAAATGGAACTTCAGTTAGGATTGAACCAGGGTTCAAAGCCAACTGGGTGTACTTAGACTCAAGAGCGTATGAGTCTAAAATCTCATTAACCTTACACTTGTCTACGGAAAGAGTTACTTTTCCAAGTGTGGTAGATCCAGATGCGCCAAATCCAGCAGATCCAGTTTGAACTGCCATTGCTGATTCGATGGTGTGGATATCTTCAGCAGACTTAATGCCAGGCATCACCTGAACGTAGCTTGCTGTAGGGTCAGCCAAGATTGCTTTAGAAATAAGATCCAAAGACTGCTGATCTGTGTAGTCGGCCAAGCCTGAAACTACATAGTTAAAGTCAAAACTTTTTTTCATGATTATTTTTTTCTTTTTTAAGCGTTATTTCTTAGAGCTTTGATGGCTTCGATACGTGCTGCCATTACGTCAGTTGTACCTTCAGCTGCAAATGCTGTTTGAGAAATTGATTTAGTAGAAGGTGCCTTCTTGAACTCCTCGAAGTTTTTAGAAAACTCTTCTTGTGATTTAGACATTTCCAAAAGAATGCTAGACATCTCGTCCATTTTCTTTCTCATCTCTTCAGTGGCCTCAGCAACTTTGTCTTCTACAATAGAGACAATTTCTTGTGCAATTGCTTCAGCATCTTCTGGTGTTACATCAGCTGGAGTTGCCTCGTCGATAGCTTCTTTAGCCTCATCAACGATTTCTTCTCTAACATCACCAACAGCTTCAGCAGCCTCTTCGTCCATTTCTTCTGCAACAGGTGCATCGGCTTCTTTGATTTCCAATACTTTACCTTCTCCGTCCAATACAATAGTTCTGCCGTCCTTGAGGGTATGCTCCCCTTCGGGGCCCGGCATCCTTCCATCAGGAGTGTCAACAAGAACCATTGATCCAACTTCCAAAGTGTCGGTATCAGTTTCAATCATTCCGCCGTCCATCAATTCCAACGACTCAAACTTCTGAGACGCTAGAACCTCTTTAATTTTAGATAGAATGTTCATCTGGTTGTTAAAATTATTTTTGTGTTTGTTCATGTAGATATGTTTTAGTGATTTTTTTCCTCTTTTAGGGTTGGGAATGACTTGTGCCCTCTATTCTACTTGGTCTTACCCACTCAAGCTTACCCTCGCGGATAAAGCCTATCATACCACGGATACGATCTTCAGTGTGCACTTTATACCACTCGTTCTGGAATTTAATCCACTTACCATTGTACGTAGTTGCTGGTTTTCTACAGTTGCACATTTTTAAGTATCGAATCTGCTTTACGTCCAACAAATTCCCCGGATGGTGTCCAGTTACCTTCTGCATTTTCAGTGTAGATTTCTATGATGTAGCCAGGGTTATCTGGTGTACCGCTTACTTCGAAATCCCTTCCAGGTACTTGTTTAGAGCCTTCTCTTACAATCTCACGGATACGACCNCTTGGGTTTTGATCTGCTGTTTTCCAGCTTACCTCATCACCAACTTTAAGATCTTCTACAGCAGCAAAGCGTAATCCATATTGCATTTTTACATCCTGTAGGAATTTGTTTATAACTGCTTTTTCGAAAACAGTATAAGATCTAAATTCTACTTCTTGTGCTTCCCCTTGCCATTCTGTTATGCATACTGCATATCTTTGATCTTCGTCTGGATATTCACCTTGCAGTGAAGACATACAACGACCAATGTACTCGTCTTTAGATTCACCAGGGTTTACAGATACAAAACCAAGTTCAGAAAGAGGTTTTTGTACTGCTTCACCAGTTGCGCCAGGTTTAGTGTACTCAGGTAAACCACCAACTTCCCAATTCATTTCTTCTTCAACTATATCTTCCTCGTTTGCCATTGCCTTCTCATAATCATCGTGTGATGCACCAGGCATATAGATCAGAATGTCCAACTCTTCGTCGTAGTGGGAATGTATTTCTCCTTTAAGTCCTAGTGCTTTAGAGCGCTTGACAGCAAGTTCTGGATTTTCGAAGTAATCTTTCTCGTTTAGTTCAACCAAGAACAGTATTTGGTCCAGTTGTAGTTTTTCTTCGTTTGTTAATCCAGCATACAACTTTTTCCACTTTTTACGTACGTCCTTATACTTACGCTTATGCTTAGCGAATGCTTTTTCGTATCTTTCTCTACCTAACAAGAAATCACCTTGTACCGAAAAGCCGTTGTACTTACCATCCTTAACCTCTTCCCATACTTTGTCATCTAANACNCTCATCTTGCACATCCAAGTGCCTAATGGTAGATCNTTAAAACCATACTTGGTGTAAGTCTTGTCATATTCATCTTCTATAATCCAAGACTCCATTAAGTAGATGTCCTCTGTGAAGTTGTCCTTATGATCTGTATTCTGTGCAGAAGCACGATTATGTTTCAAGAACATTTCTGCTGCTTTAGCAATGGTTTCCTTAGTAAAGTACACATAGTAGATTTCACCACCTTCAGATCTTGGGATCTTCATATCGGGAACCATGCACGGACCTACAACTACTCGTTGTTCATCGTCCTCAAAGTAGTACTTAGGTTTAGCAGACTTAGAAAAGTACATAAAGTCCCTTTCAATGGCAGGCTTATCTACCAAAGAAATTGACTCCAATAGTGCATCTTCTTCTTCGTCTATAAGCAATTCGATAATTTTGTAAACTGATTTAAACATTTCTTTTGGTTATGTTAGTTGGGCTCTTCTTTCCAAGTACTCTTGGGTATCTAAGCCTTTTTGTATTTCTGTGGATACGACATATGCTTTAGGTGGTGTAGCAAGTCTTTTTTCTATTCGCATTAACACATCTGTTAAGTCAGGACCGTTAGATGCCATACCGCCATTTGCAAAGCCTCTCCCTGCATTATTTATCTGTTCTAATAATGGAAGATAACGAGCAGTCGAGTTTGCGTTTATAACATATTCCCCGTTAGACAATCTAGCAGAAATGGAATCTGAAGTTCCAGTACCAGGTCCACTTACGTATCCACCTTCTGCAAATTGTGTTCTTCCTGCGTTAGGATTAACAGAAGTACCTCCTGAAGCTGTCAGTGCATTTGCTCCTGCTATAGCTGCAGATCTTGCTTGTCTTGCTGCTTCTAATTGTGTCAGACCTGTAAGACCTATAAGTCCTGCTGCTACCGGTCCTGCTACCGGTCCCAGTTCTGCAAGNGCNNNCATNATGGCAACTGCAGTCTGTGCAGAGATTTGACCAATAGCTAAAGCAAACTGTGTATTGGCTGCTTTGATCTGTAAATCCCTTACCTTAACATTTCTTTGTGCTTCGAGATTAGCAAGTTTATTGTTCTTTTCTTCTTCAAGTCTTTCGATCTCCGCTGCATTATTACCAGCTGCTTGTATTTGCTTTTCGTAATATGCTTCTGTTGATGCAGCTGCTCTGTCATACTCTGCACCAATAGCATTAATCCTTTCGTTAAGAAGATCAAGTTGTGCATTTAACAGATCGAAAGAAGCTGTAAGTGTAGCAGCAATATCTTCTCCGATAAAGTCTTTAAGTGCTTGACCTGTCTTTTCAGCATTTTCTGCTAATTGTTCGTCAAGATCTTTGCTTTCATCTTGTAAGGCATTTAGTTCTTTTTGCAGTTCAATTCTTGCTTCATAAGATAATTCAGAAGACTTCAGTACTCTCTCTATATCGGCTATTCTTTGTGCAACCCTTCTTTGTTCTGCCTTTATGGTTAATTCTTCTAACTTAAGTTCTTCAAATACTCTCTTACGGGTCTCGTTTAGAATTTTTCTTTGTGTGTCAGAATATTCAACTTCTATGTCTCTAAGTCTTAGCTCTACTCTGTCTGCTGTTGCATCGAGTGCAGCTGCTACACCAGTATTTAGAATATTGTCAAATGCATCTTCGTTTGCTTCAGTAACTGTTGTGTTAAATTCAGTGCTTACGTTTTCAACCCTTGCCAAAGATTCACTTAGCAATCTTTCCTGATCTTCACCCAGAACGGTAAGACCGTTTAGTGCTTCTGTAGTTTGTGTTTTTATATCCTCTACAGATTGTGCAAATGCATCTCTTCTTGCTTGTATTCTGGCTTCTATATCTGCAACTGCNTNANNNTCTTGGGCCAACTTAGCTTGATCCAATAAATCAGCCAANATCTTATCGTTGGTTTGTTTAGCAACCTCTAACTTTTTAATTTGTTCTTCTTCGAAAATCTTAATCCTGTCTGCAGCAGCCTGTAGTTCTAAACGGGTTGTGTCTGCTTGTATCTGTGCTCTGGATTTACCCGAACGCTTAACAGATTTAATTTCTTCTGANAAGTTTTTATCAATTGCATTCAGTCTTTCTTGTGTACTTAGGTTAAAAAGACTTAGCCTTGTTTTTTCTAAATCCCTTTCTGCCTTGATTAAAGCATCTGCAGCTTCTTTTCTTTTTTTACGTCTTTCTTCTGCTGCCTTTTTCCTTTCAGCTTCTTGTTTATCGTTAAAGTCCTCTTGCAATTTAAGCAGATCTAAGTAAGCCTTTCTATATTCTTCGGATTCTTTACCAAATTCCAGTTGGGTTGCTCTAAGTCTGTTACGGGCAGCTTTCTGTTTGGCTCTAAATATTTCTTCTTCGTTATCAGAAACTATGGCCAATCTGTCTGCTTCGTAATCTAAGAGTTCCTGTCTGTTCTTTCTGTTTTCTAATTCTTGTGCTTCTCTTCTGGCTTGCTCTGCTTCTCTAACACCAGCTGCTGCACCTTCTTTTAGTATCCCTGTTGCTTGTCTAACGCCTTCTTTTATAGCATCTAAATCCAATGTGAAAATACCTTTTAGGATCTTACCTACAGAACCAGCAATCTCGGTGAACTGGGTAAAGAATGCCTTAATAGCACCAGTAACCGCGGGGATGATATTGCGGATGAAGTCGAAAAGTTTTGTTAGACCCTCTGACTTTTCTACAAAGTTGGTAACTGCAGAAGTTAGTTTATCCCAGTTGGCAATAAGTAAACCCACTGCTACTATAATGGCTCCAATACC